ATGAACTACAACGCTAGTTCGTTTGCTCGCAACCTGTTAGCGCAGGGGGTCTAACATGAGCTTCGGTACTGCTTTCAATGTAGCCTCTAACGTCTACGGTATATTTAGCTCACGCAAAGCGGCGAAAAACGCCCAGGCGTGGCAAAAGTATAACGCCGCTTTAGCGCGCGATGCTAGGCAACAACAGCAAAATTTAATGATGATTGATTTTGCTCAACAAGAAAGAATGAGACAGCAGGCGCAAGAGCAGTACGAAAGAGATATGGCGTTCTTCAACGAAATTATGAACGAGCGCTTGGATACCAAGAGGTATATGCGTGAGCAAGATGAAATGGGCGAGCAGTTTGCGCTTGAGCAAAACAGAAGAATATCAGAACAGCAAAGAGCGCTGGAGGCCGCGGCACGCGAACGGCGTATGTTTGATTTAGAACAGATAGCAAACGACAAAAGAATACGGAAAGAAGAAAGACGGTTTGCGCTGGAGCAGTTAGAGCGCGAACGTCGTATTGCCGCAAAAGAACGCGAAGAACAGCGCGAGTATATGAACAGTGCGCAAGCTCGCTTAGACAGAGAAATGAAAAACCGCGAAGAAAGGTTCCTCGAAGACCGTGCGATGCGTGCGAGTGAAGCTCAACGTGAAAGAGATTTAGCTGACGATATACTGCGGCAGACGTCAAATACACGCGATGAATTGACAGCCATTCTCAATGCGCAAGGCAACATGCAAACGCCTGAGCTTGCAGGAGAAGAGGAAATAGGTGAGCGCGCTGATGAAAAGTTCAGGGTTCTTAACGAAGAGGTCGAGCGCGCGGTAGACCAGATGCTATCTAAAACTGAGTCAGACCTTATCAGACGCGGCGTTGGAACAGATGGTGCAGACTCGAACGCTAGACGTGCAGAAGTGCTGGCGCGCGTAGCGCCCAGCGTACAGAAAGCCGCGCAACAATCTTATGCCGAAGCACTTGCTGAAATCACTGGCGAAAATAAAATTAAAACAGACCGATTTGCTTTGCTTAGACAGGCTCTTCAGGACAAGTTGTCTAACACAGCCATGGCTGGAACCACAGGTCTTAACCTAGACGCAAATGTAAGACGTAGTTCAAGCGGTATTCTTGATAGAAACTTAGGGTCAGCAGTGAACAACTATCTAGCGATGGGGCCGACTAAGTCTAACCAAGGTGTTTCTGGACCGATGAGTATAAATAGTCTGGCTAAAATATATGGCGCGCCCTCTTCTGGTGTTGCGGACTTGCTTTCCATGAGCAACCCGTATGGCAATCGCACTCAATACAATGCGCTTGCTGGACTGAATATGCCAGGTATGCCCAATCAAATGCTTGACCTGACAAATATTAACTCAATGCTAGGCTCCCAATTGGCGTCAGCAAACAAAGGAATGGCCGACGCCATGGCGATGGGTTCTAAGGCAGGTAAACTGGGTGGTCAATATATGCAAGATGCTATAACTGGATTCGGTAGCTTCTTGGATGACAGATACGGTGGGTCGTATGATAGTGACGGCGTATATAGTGGCGGAAGTGGTTGGTACAACAAACTCTTCGGGAAGGCATAAGGAGTGATATAGATGTTTGGAATGTTTTCTATTGATGCCGCCGAAGGCATGCGCGAACAAAAGACGGCTAACGATACGCGCCGCGTTGCAATTGCAAAAGCCTTTGAGGATTTTCGCAGAGATAACCCGTATGCGACTGCATTGGACTTACAAAACTTCACAGACTCTTTGGTAGGGGCTGATTTTTTTCTACGGCCTGGAAACGCAACTGGCGCGGCATTGGAGCGTATTGCGGCAGAAAACAGAAATAACCGTTTAATTAGAGATAGAAAACGGCAACTTGAAGCTATTGAAGAAGAGACAGGATTTGTTAACAGCGTCGAAGAATTTTTTACAAATCAATTTAAAAACACTGGTGATGTGAAAAGTGCCTTAACAGAAACGCAAAACATGTTTGGCTCCAGCTTACCTGGCGACCCAGCGAGAGATGCTCAAATTAAAAAAACTTTGGACGGTCTTTCAAGAAGAGCTGATACATTAGCTAATAATATTATCTATACGGGTCTTGGTGAGAACAGCGACCAAATACAAGGAATGATGGAATCAGGTATGGACTTTGAGTCTTTGCGGGGTTCTTTGCCTGTGTACCTACAAGGAGAGTCCGCGCGCAACTTACTGGAAGGCAAATTTAGTAACTACGATAGAAGCATTAGGGATAGGGTTTTTAAAGAAGCGGCTGATTTTGTAAAAGACCCCGTTTTGTCCAAGAGCATCGGCATGGGTGATTTGTCTGCAATTAGAGAAAAATTAAGCCCAGAATTTTATGACCGATATAACAAAGAAGGCGAGCTAGACGAATACATCATTGGTGTTCACAATGCTATACGCGGAAATGAGTGGGATGCTGAAAAAGTTGCGGCTTTAGATAAGGCTTATGCGGCAGGTAATACAGCTTTGACACAAAGGCTCGAAGCTCAAAAAACAGCCTTTGCTTCCTTTGCTGGCGGAGACAGCACTAAAGACAAGGCAATACAGAACGCCTTGGGACAATTAGCAACTCAAGTTATAAATCCAACTGCTATTCCTAAAATCATTAACATTTTAGAAACAACAGATAATACTACCTCACAAGATATTCTCGCAGAAATTGATGCCGCTATTCCAAACGCCACAATGCCCGCGTCTGAGTATCAGCGTCAGCAACAGGAAGCGTATTTAGCAATACGGGGTTTAGGTGGTGATGCGCCTCAAACCTTTATGCAATACGTAGGAACAAATTTTGGCGATGACGGCTATATAACGCAGACTCAAGCAAATAATATTGAGGCTACAACTCCCTTGCAAATTCAAACCACAGCGGAGCTTTACGGAGGTACAAATAAATTTGGATTGGCGACCAGTTCCGCTTATGCCCAACACGTTAATGATATTACTACTGCCATAGGTCAACAGCAAAGGTCGTTACAAGAGTTAATAGAAGTAAAAAAGAAGATTAGAAACCAATCAAACTTTTTTGCAACCACTCGCGGTCAGGGTGGCGAGCCTGAAAGCCAAATGAAAGCACTTAATGAAACGGACGCAAAAATTGATTCCATGATAGGAACAATTAAAAATAACATAGAAAATCTTGGCAAAAAACAAGATGAAGTTCGTGCGCTAGGAGCCAGGTCTCAAAACAGAAACCGTCAGTTTAACGCTCAAAATAAAGAGTTTGACGGAGCCGAAATCAAAGATGCGGCAAAAGCCATGGCTAATTATTTGCGTAAGAACAACATTGACATTAACACAAATAGAGGGCGGTTGACTGCCTTACAGTATGCCGCCGCTATGGGTGTAACTGGCGGCAGAATGAGTGAATCTAGGAATCAAAAATTCAGCAAAGACCAGCGCGCCTTGGCCGCCGCTTTGATAAGCGCACTGCCGTAAAAGGGACGACAGACACTCGCAGTTCTTCTACATTTGTGTGAAATACCCACCAATGGAAACTGGAGAACCTAGTGGCACAAGATGATTTCCCGACCCTAAGCTCAGGCTTTGCTGAAGAACAGCTTACAAGTTTTGAAAACCCCGTAAATCCGCTTGGAGTTTTAAGTAGCTCTACAGGGCTAGATGCTCTGCAAGACCCGCAGTTCATTTCTGAACTGATGGAGTATTATGGTAAGCAAGGGGATGTCGAAGACCCGTCAGACATCGAAGAACTGTTAGACCAGTTTTACGAAGACCAGACGTGGAAAGCAATGAACTCTGTTTCTGCTTTTAACGACATTATGGAGACGAGGGGTCAAGATGACCGTCAGGTTCTTCTTAAAGGTCGTATGAAGCAGGTGTTCGACAGCCTACCTAACGCTTTTAGTGAGGGTGGTAGAGGCTTCGGTGGGTTTGCTCAAAATGCTTTTGCGGCGCTTGCTGACCCTGTAAACCTTGTTGGCTTTGGCTCAGGTGCAATAGCGGCTAAGACCGCCGCGCGGTCTGCCGCCAACATTACACAAAAACAAATATTAGGTAGGGCGGCAAAAGCTGGTGCTATTGCAGAAGGTGTTGTAGGCACTGGTGTAGGCGCTGTTCAAGATACTTTGCAACAAGGTCGAGACTTGGCCACAGGCATCCAAGATGAGTTTAGTCTTGGTCGTGTTGCAGGGGCGGGGCTAATTGAAGGTGGTTTAAGTGCTGGTCTTGGCGGGTTGTTTGGTCTTGCAGGTGGCGCGGCCGCTACTCAAGCGCGCGCTGGCGCTGGAGCAACAAAAATAGATAAACTTGCCAGCGGTGTATTAGCCCCCGCCCGTGTTGCGGGCCGAGGGATTGACCAAGTCTTTGGTGTATTTGGTAAACAATTTACTTTGCAGGCTGAAAACGCACGTTTATCTGAATTAGGTTTTAGCCCCGATGACATTAACAGGATAGTTGAAGAGGGCATGGCTAAAGAAAATATAGCCATGATTCTTAAAAACAATATCTCAAGAGCCGACTACTTTGACCGAATCGAAGAAGGAAACATCGACGGCTTGGATATGCCCGAACCAGACGAAGTGGCCGCAATCGGAGAGGATGTTCAAGAAGACCCCAGATTCCCTGGTTTGCAACAAGAACTAGCTGACTCAGAAGTAGCTATTCAACAACGACAAGTGCAGTTGCAAGAAGACTTAACTGAAGCGCGCCGAACAGGTGACACAGAAAACGAAGCACAGATATTAAAAGAACTACAAACTGTTGCTTCGATGGAAGGTCTTGCGACTAGAATTGCTAATTACCAAAATGAAATTGCCGCAGATTTAGCAAGCCCAAACGCCGCCACAGTAGAAAAGGCTCAAAAACGTATTCGCGAGCTACGCACACTTATAGCTGATTATAAAAACTTTTCTCGCAGTGGGGATGACGTTACAGCCCAAGCAGTAAAAGAAAGCGAAGCAATACTACAAGCTGGCTCACGTCAGCCCGAAGGTGAAGCGCCTGAACCTGCGCCTACAGCAACTCAAGCCGCAGAAACTCCTGTCGAAACTCCTGTTGAAACTCCTGTTACTGAAGCCGCGCCAGTAGAAGCTCCTGCGCCCGTAGAAACAAAAACAGAGTTGCCTGATATTTTCACCACCCCCGCTGTAAGGGGAATGGCGCAAAACGCTGGATTAGCAGAAGCGGATTTTGAGGGTGTAACGCCAAGCACAAAATCAGGCAAATATAGCGTCAAAGATGTAAAACAAATTATAGCGTCTAAGGGTGAGCAACCTGCGACGGAGCCAGCTACGTCTCAGCCTGCCACTGCGCCTGAAGCTGTGACGCCTGAGCCTGAAGCAGTTACACCTGAACCAGCAGTAGAGGCCGCACCAGTGGACTCGTCTCCTGTCGAGTACGTCCTTATGCAAGACGGAGACCTTTTGCTCCCTGGCTTCAGAGAAAAAACCAGCGGTAGGGTTGTTGTAAGAGTTCCAGAAGACGCAGTTGATTCACGCGGATACGGCGCTATTTCCTTGCCGCAAGAAGCCGCAGGAACACTAACGCCGCTTACACCCGAAACACTTAAATACCGTAGTGAAAGCCAAAAGTCTGCCTTTGCTAAAGTCCTATCTGAGCTTGGCAAAACAGAAGAAGACGTCGTTGAGGCTGTTGCACAAGGAATTATACCTGTAGCAAAGGACGGCACAATTAAACAAATCAAACGGCCAAACTTAATTAAAGCTCTTAAAACGTATGACCCTATGGATTTGGAGCCTGACCTACCCTACCAACAACGAGCAGAGCGCGTCCTAACCAAGATTGATAACGACTTGGATGGGATGCTTGCAAAGCTGATACAGCAAAATCCAGAAGTAGCAAGGACAATAATTGTAAGAGAAGACCCGCAACAAGGGGACCGCATCTTTAATGAGTTGATAGAAGCTCTGGATGACAAGGGGGTCACGGGGGAGAAAAATAGCATAGACAATGTCGGTGGCCAGCCAGAACTGACTGTCACAGAAAAGAAAAAAGTAAAACAACTGGCAAAAAATATGATTGCTAACGGGATTCCTGAGCAAATGGCCGAGCTTGCCGCCACCATGAAAGTGGTGCGCATGCGCGCTTCAGAGATTGAGAAAAGTAGCGGCGATTTAACTGGTCCACTGGCAAACCCACCAACAGAAACAACTGCTGGCCGTACTACTTTTAACAAGATACAGAGCTTCCTTAAACGCGGCGAGTTTATCGGCCGCGCGCCGTCACTCCCAGAGGGATTGGACCCAGACTCAAAAGTTATTTACGGAGTTGATAATGCAATAAACGCCGCTAACCGAATGATAGAAGAAGAGTATGAGGTGCGGTTTGATAAACCTGCACCAACAGAAGAAAATCCAAATGCGGTAAAAGAAGTCGTTCAAACTAAAACAAAGTTGGTTAAGAACACGGGCGTTCAGCGCTACGTCTCAGAAGGTGGAGAGCGCATAGCTGACGGCCAAGGGTCTTTGTTACCTAGAGGCGATGGCAAGAAAAATATTATCAAGCCTGAGTATGCCAAAAAAGGCGAGACCTACTTTTATGACCCAATTACCAACAAATCGTGGAAAAACGAAGCAAACATGCGTATGGCTCGCGGCGAAGGGCCAAACCAAACACACTACGCATCAACAGATGTACCTGTTGAAACAGACAAAGATATACTCGCCAAAGCTGTAGAAAAATATGAGTTAGATGGCGACCTAACTGCGCTAGGCCAAGCGTTAAAAAGGACTGGTACAAACAGCCTTACTCCTGTTACTAGCAATATTCCTGATGTCCCTGTTTTAAGTTCCAACGGCAAGCGTTTAGCCTTGCGCAATAAAAAAACAGGAAATATACGCGTCATTGGCCAAAACCAAATTGACGACGGAAAGGGTGTAGAAGCCCTTCTTGGAAAAGCAGATATTGATGACTTTGAAATTGGTCATACAAAAGGCGCTCGCAACTCTCAAACAGCTACAGAAGAGTTTGAGGTTTGGTCTCCTGATGGAATTTCCAGAACATACTTAACTGCTCAACAGGCATCTCAACAAGTAGTTGATATGACCCCAGTAAAGTTTGTGCAGGAAATGGATGGGTTGAAAGACTTGGTCGATGGGATGCCTATACCCCCAGAGAAACGCGCTTTTGTTTCAAGTGCTATTAACCGACTTGTAGAGCGCGCAGGTGAGGTGGATAAATTAACCTTCGTATCGACCATAAACATGATAGAGAGCGAGGTAGGATGGCCGCGATTAGGTCAGGGTGATTTAACCAGAAGTTATGCGGAGTTTTTTACGGGACTTCACAACCTAAGAAAGTCCATTGTTCCCGACGACATTAGATTTCCTGGCGCGACTATTGCTGAGTCACAAAAACAACTGAAATCTGTACTCAGGAGTATGTCAGCAAAGGAAATATCAGCGGTAAATTCTATTCTGCGAACACTATCTGAGCAGGCCGATGACTTGGCCCCTGCTTTTTTAGAGGGCGACCCGTCTGGTTTCATAGACTACGCAATAGACGGCTACTCAAAAACCCGACTAGACGCCATGAACCATGTGAGGCTTTCTGACAAAGAGAGCCATCTTCCTAAAATGCGAACTGTCATGCACGAACTAGGGCATTGGGCTTATCAAAATATATTAACTCCTGCTGATAAACTAGAGTTTTGGAAAGTTGCCCAAGGCTATATAGACGCAGACACAGGACGAGTGGACGAGACAAAGCTGGCTAAAAGTCTATACAACCTTGATGAACCGAACACTGAACTTTTGGACGGCCCTACTGGTATGGTTCGAGTCGGAGTCCACAAATATGACACTAATCACCATGAAACGCCTCAAGAGTGGTTTGCCGCGCAGTTCGCTAATTGGGCTATGAACGAAAGACTAGCACCAGAATTTAGAGAAGAGAGCTACTGGAACAAATCTCCGTTTATGAGAGAAGTTGCGAAATACGTTAGGTCTGTTGTTGATTTCTTCCTTAACAAAAAGGGTGTAGACCCAGACTTGGTTCCAGTATTTAGTAAAATTATCCCTGACAATCTGCAAGCCGCGGCTTTAGCTGACGGCGTAATGATGCCTACGTCTGACGCAGGTAAGTCAGTGCATAGGACAATGATTGATTTGACTATGCACCACGATGACCTGCTAGAGGCAGTAGTAAGTGGCAATGATGATGGTATTCTTTTCCACGCGCAGATGCTTGCCAACAGACTGTATGGTATTGCGGCTCCAGAATATAAGAGAAGGGGTCAAGTCGGGGAAAAAGGTAAACCCTTTATGCTTTTCGGTAAGACCCACAAGCTGTCTCAAACCTTGTATGAAAGAATATACGACGCTCTTGGCGAAGATGTGTCTGCTCTAAGCATAGAAGAAGTTGAAAATCTTGGTTTTAGCTATGACGCAGTATCACGCAACGTAGAAGCTGACGCAGAAAAAATTAGACAGATTGTTTACGGAAACAGAACGGAAGCGGGAGACCCACGTTTCGAGACCAGCGAGCTTTTGGGCATCATTGTAAGCGATGGACGCAAAGCGTTTAATAAACTTTCAGAAGAAACCATCAAAATGAAGGGTGGTTATGCAGGCATTGAGTTTGCTCCCAAGTCCGAACTCAAAGGATACGCCAAGTATTCTAAAATGTTGCGTGACGGGACTAGAAAAAAGAAGCGTATTCAAGAAAAACGAACTAAAGAGACCCGCAAAAATGCCGATGCCGCAAGGCTAAATAAGTCGCCTACTGTAGCTGAGATAGATGACGGCCAAGCCATTAATTATAGGCTTGCTACAGCAACCCAGCTTGCAGATGATTTAGCTAAGTATGGTGAGACTGATTACGGCAAAATGATTGCGCGTCAAATGAAAGAAAACGAGCGCTCTGCCCCACTTTCAAATGAGGTAGAGCCTCAACTGATAGATGACCAGTGGACGCTTGACGCTATTGAAATGGAGATTGCTGAATCTCAAGGTATTGCAGGAACTAATGTAAGCCCTGGCGCAAGAGCGGGTATCAACGTGGCTCAAGAAAAATTAAGCCACCGAGACGTAGACAAGATGAATATTATGCGGACTGTTTTCTACCGCATGGCAAACATTACAGGGTCAAGCCGACCTAATCGCCGCATGCACTTGGCAATGATGGGTGTTAGCGACGTAAACGAAGTCGCAAGACGTATAGACGTTTACGACCCTAACAATGAAATGCCGAACCTCACTCCTAGCAACTACCTAGATGAGCAAATTGAGACGGACAGCATAGAGTTTAACGAACTCAGGAAAAAAATCCGTAGTTTGGCTACTAATCTTTCGCCTAAATCAGAAGGGGCGACAGGTCAAAAGAACGCCAAACAAGTTGTGCAGGATGTCATTAGGGCAGTTGTTATTATGGACCCGCGCGGAAAAATTCACCAAGAACTTTGGCGTCTAACATTCGGCCCCAAAAGCATGGGTGGGCAGGGGTTAGAAGTTACTCAGGCAAACTGGGACCAAGCTCTAAATAATGTAGTCAAAAAGGTTTCTGACAACATGTCAGGAACAGAGCCATTTGATGAAGCGGGAACTGGCTTCTTACCTGGCCATGTGCATACAGTAAAACAGCATGTTGCTTACATACTCAATGGCCAAATGGATAATAGGATTAAAAAGGCTCACCCCGTCCTTGACGCATACGGTAATGTCTTTAGCGGAGAATCAGTGCAATACAGCATTGACAATGTTTTCTATCCAAGCCGTTATGATGATGAGGCTGTCGGTGATGTGTCTGGATTAAAAAGAACCACTGAGGCTTTTTGGAATAACTCCAGCCAAAACAGGAAAGACGCCATCAATGATTTTACGGGCAACCAAGACGTAAACAATCCACCTACGGTGTACATGCTAACTGTTGCTGATGTTGGTAGTAAGAGACCTCACATTTTGGGTGAACGCGGTCTTGAGCCACCAACTGTAACCGATAAGCGTTACGGCAATGGCGTTAAAATACGTGAATATGTTAACGAGCAAGAGCAACAATACCACGAAACCATGGTTGGTGCTTTGCGTGAGAGTGGTGCAAGAGAAGTTGATATAGAAGAGTATAATGATTTGCTTGAGATGCGGGAGATAATGAAAGACTCTATTATGCACCTCAATGCAAAATCGGCTGACAGGGAAAGGGCGACAGGAAGTGTTGAGCATTTTGAAAAACAAGTAAACAATGTCTATGACAACTTACTTTCTATAAACACTGAGTTGGACAATATTCTTGACCGCTTCAATATAAGCCGCCAAGACAAGCATCATCCTGTTTACTTGGGTAAAACAAACGTACTTGATTTTACTATATCCGCAGAATATGGAGTTGATGATGTAACATTTATTAGAAGTGTTATGGATGCCCTTGACCCGCGCTCAACATTCGACACCGAAGCCCCAATCAATATGATTAGCACAAGAGGCTACATTACAGGCGATGCTCTGCACCAAGAGTTTATAGACGTAATACAGGAAGTTGCCAGAGAGAACACTGGGCGACCAATCTCAGTAACTAACGCGGCTCAAAAGCTCAATAAGGTTTTGCAAGACGTAGGGTATGATGGAATTAAAGGGCATGAAGATGGAGACTTAACTTCTGATGCCCCGTTTACCATGCTGTTTGAAGCTGAAGGTAAGATTAAACACGCTATGGCCGACGACTTTGACGATAGTCGCTACATAACAGGATACCTTTATAGTAAGGACAACGTCAGCAGGACAAACGCTCAAGTAATGGACACCTTGGCAGAGCAGGGGCAAATGAGCGAAGCTCAGTCCATCACAGTAGAAGAGCAAATGCAAAACGCTGGCGTGTCCGCTAACGCGGCTTCTGGAATTGGTCAAATATCCAGAGGTAAAGTACCAAATGGCCGTCAGCAAAGTGCTATTCGGCGTGCGTTTAACATAGGATTTGGAGAAAACTCTCACAACATGAGACGCTTTGGCATGTCTTGGGTGGCCGACTGGATTTCTCCAGCACGCATGGAGGGTACGGGCCACTATGAACGTCTAGCCGCACGCACGTCTAACCACGTAGCCCCAATCTTTGAAGCTCTTGCTGGCCTGCCTGGGGGCGGAGGCATCAAAAACTGGGCGCGCAAATCTACTGATTACGTCATAGGCGGAAAGAGCCTGCATCATGCTATGGGTGTGGACCAACCCCGTTCTTACGGAAAAATTGTTAACGCAATCAGGCGTGGTCCAGGGTCAAAAGCAGTAGAGAACCTTACGACTGCCGAAAGATTTGCGTACAAAAAAATACAAAATATGTTCAAAAACATCCATTACGAACTTACCGAAGCAGGTGTAATGGTGGGGCGCGTTAAAGACTATTTCCCACAAGTTTGGAGCGTAGAAAAAATACTGCGCAATCCTGATGACTTCAAAGCTGGTTTGGCAAGGTATTTTATGTCTGAAGCAGAGAGGTTTGAAGATGACATTATACCTTTCGAGAGAGCCATGGAGCGTGCGGATAAGGTATACAAACGTCTCGTAGAAGAAGATGGGGTTTATACGCCAGCCCACGGAACTCGTGACACTAACGACGACCACGTTGATTACCAACGCTTGATACGTCTGGATGAGTTCAAGGAGCATTTGGATGATGTGGGTCAGTATCTTGAAAACGACCTAGAGGCTATTGTCAGTAAATATGCGGACAATGCTGTGCGTCGCATAGACTTGGCCGAAAAATATGGCAATGAATCTCATGGCTTTTACGATTATATGAGCATAGTTACGGCCGAAAGCATGGTGGATGCTGTAGCAAAACTTTTGTCTACGAAAAAAGTGTCGCGCAAAATTATTGTCAACAAGATGAACGATACAGTTGATGAGAGTTTGGAAATTAGACGTGAGTCACCTATGCCATTTGAGGGTGATGAAGCCGCGGCTCGTCGCGCGGCTCAGACCTTGATAAAACTAGCGCCTAAAGGTGAAGCCGCAATGCGTCAGTTTATGAAGAGTTTTGATACTGCACGCGGAGAACCTGCGTTTTCAAAGCGCTTAGACGCGATAGTTGGCGGAATACTTGACCGTCAAAATATGCCTGGGCCGATAGACAGAAATCAAGAAAAGTTTGCCATAGGCACACTTGAGTCTTTGCAACGCAAAGGCACTGCTGGTTACGGTATATTCTCTGACTATGGACACAGAACGTCTAAGGTATTGCGCAACTTCAACGCAATTACATTGCTTGGCTCAACGGTGTTTACGTCGTTGGGTGATGCCGTGTTACCACTTGTGCGCTCTGGAAGTTTGAAGGCTTTTGCCAAGGGTATGGGGCAGTACATGAGTAATCCTCAGTACCGCAAAATGACACGTAATATTGGGGCGGCACTTGAAAACCAAATACATGAGCGTATGACAGGGTTGTACGGTGCGGAATCATCTAGGAATACGGTGTCCTTCTTCAACGCTACCCTGCTTTCGCCGTGGACTGGGTTCTGGCGTAGCGCTTCCTCTGCCGTTGGCCATGAGTGGTTCAAAGCTGAGTACGCTATTGCTCTAACAAACTTCAATCCGCAAGCTCCTCTGGCGCAACAAAATAGAAAGTTTAAAAAGGCTTATCGTATTCTGCGCGCATACGGCTTAGACGAATTGCTTGCGACCAATCAAAGGATTGATGATTTTGACAGCTTTATACCGTCTCCTAACGACAGCCCTCAGAGGGCTGACGCGAAGGCTCGGTTGCAGGAGGCAGTAATTAAGTTCTCTAATCAGACTATATTCACGCCAAACGCAAATGACATACCTTTGTTTGCACAATCTCCTGTTGGTCAAATTGTCTATCAACTTAAATCTTTCCCAATGATGATGGGTAGACTGAGTTATGACGTTGGGCGTCTTGCAGTTGCCGCAGACCCGCAAACAGGTGGTGGACGTAGATTCTCACCAGCAGTCATGCTCGCTACTGTAGCGCCAATTGTTGGTGGTGGTGGTGCAAACCTTGTGAAAGACTACGTCCAAGCTCGTGGTGAAGAAAACACCAGGCAACCTCGTGACCGCTCTATCAACGATATAGCTGAGTCAATTGGTTGGGACGCAAACGTACATGGAAAAATATACGGAATTAGCGCTGACGCTTTCTGGGGTAATTATGTAGAGGGTATGGTTCAGATGGGTGGACTCGGCCTTTTGGCAGACATTCTTTACCAAACCGCGGAGCAGGCAGACAATGGTGTATATGGTCGCCAAAGAATAGCTTCGGTTTTGGGCGGTCCTTCTGTCGGCCTTGCATTTGACGGAATGACTTTTGCTCAGGGTGTATTTGACTCAAGCGAAAGCAAGAACTACCCAGAGCGAGCCGCGGCACGAGTGGCCGCAACTCGCATACCTGTGCTTGGTGGATACCGAGACGTAAGAGAAGGCATTGTAGACGCTGTTGCTGGAGAACGAAGAAGCGGAAGTGGCGGCGTCAACAAGTCAGACTTTATGAAGAACTGGATGAAATAAAGTTTATTAGCTTTGTTATGTACCAGTTTGCTTTCTTTAAGTCCTCAACCTTGTCTTTTTTAAGGCCAGCGCGCCATAGATACTTAATAGCGTTTGCCTTGCAGTAACCCTCAAACTCCGCTGAAGTTAGCGCTGACTGAATAGCATCTATGCACTCTACGTTGCCGTTAGTGTAGTGAGACGGGTGGTTGACGTTGTCATCCACGGGCGGCGTACTTTTCTTGTTCCATTTCTGCATTTATCTTGTCCTTATTAGTTTTATGCTCGTTCATTTGTTTAAGCAGGTGGCGCTTTTTATCTAGCGCTCTTTGCAAATCATCCTTTAGACGTTCAACTTCGTCGTCCTCAACAGCGCAATGCAGGCTGATAGTTAGAAAATGCACTCGGTCATTGATGGACTCTAGTTGCAGACCATCTTCTCTAAGCACTTCGTCTGCTTGGATAATTCTTTCGTTAAACTTTTTAAAGGTGGCTAAGTCCACGGCTCTGGCTCCTCAAGGTTTATGCGAACCCAGTCATCACATATTTCGCGGCATCGCTTATCATGCTTCTTGCACTGCCAAGAGCCATCATCGTTAGCCTTAGACCAGTTGCAAGTTCTACATTCTTTAGCAATCAATTCGTCCATCTCGTTAGTCCAGCAAACAGGTCTGCGATTACAAAACTTACAAACCATGCGGTCAGGAGAGTCAGACGTTCTTTCTCTTCCACCAGCAAGCACCCTGTTAATCTTGAGTGCAATGTGCGAAAACGCCAATTCGTCAAACGGAATAATTTCCGTGTGGTAGTGACTGTTGTTCTTGTTATATGCGACGAGCAAAGCGTTCTTAATCTTTCCCATCCCCATCATCATCTGGCACTGTGCATAATAATTTGGATGTGAAATACGAACACCTTCTTTTTTAAACTCGCCCCACTTCTTATCGTTCATAGACTTAATTTCTAATAAAGACAGTGACCCAGTGTCTATATCAATAAGCCCATCGGCATGCGCCTTGACATGGCCACCGCACTCCTTCCATTCAAACTGCCTTCCTGTCAGGTCATCTTTTTCCATGACCTTGAAGCCAGCTTTCTTTAAGTCTGCGACAACCATGTCCTCAAGGACATGCCCTAATGCAAAAATGCGTAGCGTATGTGGTGCAAAATCTTTGGATGGGTAGCCCTTCAATTGCATCTGCAAAAACGCTTCGCAGTTATTCCCAATTAAAGACGCGCCTAAATATGGTCGGAACTCTCTATCTTCTACAGAGGCCGCATCAATCTGACGTATAATATCTTTTTCATTCATTCAAAAAAATGGGGGTGGTTCCTTCTCCAAAGACCACCCCCGCCCTTTTAATCGACCGAGAGGAGGGAAGTGAAGACTAAAAGGGAATCTCGCTATCTTCTATTTCAGTCGTATTGCTATCACTATCCTTCTTTCCAAACATCTGGTCGTCCTTTGGTGCTTCGCCAAGTGTGACGCTTGCGTCGTCTAGCTTAAAGAATGGCGCGGTGCTTCTAAGCTCACCCTTGCCTGGACGTACTTCACCATTTTTGTCTTTCCAGTCTGGCCCCTGCACTACGCGCGCGCCCAGTTTCAGCCCTTTAATTTTTTCAACTGAACCTGGTTTGTCTGGGGTAGGATGACCACCGCACACAAGCATCTCTTTCATGCGACGTTTGCCAATATCAACAGCTTGCTCAGATGTCTTGTGAACAAAGTTTAGGTAGTCAGTTACATACTGTCCGTCATCGTTTTCTAGCTTTACATACAAGGCTTTGCCGCCCGCTTTTGTGCTTTGAACTTTTGCTTCAGTAATCGTAACCGCATGATTTCCTGGTGGGATGGTTTTGCGCTGTTCTCCGCCACCATTCTCTTCGACATTTGATAGGTCAAGGCTTCCAAAATCACTCATTAATTTACTCCTCGGATTTCTTTGGTTTCTGGATACGTTTGAGAAGTTCAACAACATTGCCACCCTTCTCTACTGGGTCTAGGCAATTCGATGGGTCACGGGTTTTCCCGTGCCAGCCGTAGACGTGGTCAGTGACGATTTGGCGATTCACTTGAATGTCTGAACTGCTATCGTCTGTTGAGCGCAAGCCACAAAACACGTGGTCAAATAACGCTGGCAACTTCTTGGCAACCTTGGTTTGCTGAACCATAGGCCAGTATTCTGTTTGGTCGTTATCGTTCTTCTCTTCTTTAGCAAGACAAGTAACGTAAACTTCCATGGGCAAGTCGCGTATAAATTTGAGCGCACCCATCATTTGATTTTCGTAGGCTTGCCACTTTCTCATGTCAGTGGGTTCTGCAAAAGTACACTCAACGTCTTTCATGCACCTATCTGACATCTCAGTAAGTGAATCAATGCAAATCCATTTGTAGTTCTGCTTTTTAAATTCTGGTGAATTTATAAGACGCACGATACCCTTGAACGAATAACCGCCTTCTGGCAGTCCCTTAGCAAGTTTTTCATTCATTTGTTCGTCCCACATGTGAAACTCAACAAAGTCAATATCCACATCAGACAGTGAGGCCAGACCACTTTCGCCAGAAAGTATCAAACCTTTGCCATAGTTTTCTGCAAAGAACCTGCATTGATAAGTCTTTCCAAAACCATGGTGTGCATACAAGAGTGTCTTGTGATGCCTCATACCAGCTTCGCTGGTGCTACTGAACATTCCCATTCATTTTCTCCTAACATTAATTTTGGGTTTCTGGGGGTTCACAATTCTGGCTGGTTCCAGAATATTTTTCATCGCCTTCGGTAATTTGTCGTAGGCGTCTTTATCTACGCGCAAAGATTTCTTGACGTGCGCAGGTAATTTATCTTTCTCACGGAAAATATTTTCTAACTCGTTAGTGTTCCAAGTAACGCGCTCTTTTGGTATCACGTCAGCCTCAAAATCATTACCAACCAACTTGGCTTCGGACAATTGAAAGTCGCGCGCTACTTGCACAAGCATTTTTTCTGCTTCTTCGATTTGCTTCTTAGCTTTTGACAGAGCCTCATGGCCTTGCTCAACTTGCTTAAACACATGGTCTAGGTTTTCTACATGAACTACGTTTGAACCATGCTCTCTGTGGGCGGCATGACCACCTTTAACATTGGTCAAAGGTTCATTTGGAGGTTCGGGTGCGGTTTTATTGGCTGTGTCAGGAAGTCCTAATATCTTCATATCGTCACTTAATTGTAAGTTTTAGTTGAATTACAAATCGAAAGGTGTCATGTTCGGCGGACAATGTCAACAAGTTATTAAATTATTCGATATGAAATTCAACGTAAAACAACTGATTGATGATTGCGGCGGGGTTGCCAACCTCTCCAAGACCATAGGCGTGTCTCGCACAACTCCCTACAGGTGGATACAGCAAGACATGATAACCACGACAAAGCTGTCTGAAATCAAAAAGCATTTTACGTTAGACGTAGATTTGTACTTTGAGGAGGACAAAAATGGAAACGGTAAACCAGGCGCTTGAGTACCTGGACGAAGGTCTATCAATTATCCCAATCAGACCTGATACAAAACGACCAGCCATTAAGTGGATGGAGTATCAGCACCGTCAGCCAACGGCCGATGAGGTAACTGACTGGTTTGAGAAGTTCCCAGACGCAAACATTGCGGTTGTGACTGGCAGTGTAAGCGGTGTGGTGATTGTCGATTGCGACAACGAGGACGCTCTCAACGCGGCCGTCAGTTGCGGCATGCAGTCAAACATAAGAGTTAAGACAAAACGGGGACACCATCTGTGGTTCAAGCATCCTATGGATGGAGTGCGTCGTGGACCAAGGGCAGGCGGCAACTCACGAGGGCATGATTGGCCGCGGGTCAATGGCTTGGACTTTCGTGGCGATGGGTCTTATGCCTTACTTCCACCGAGCAAAGGTTACGAATGGGCTATTCCAGAGGGGTGGGAGCGAGACGATGACATGCCTGTCTGGGAAGATTGGTCTCCTGTCAGCGCGCCTATAGAGTTTCCAGACCTATCGTTTGAAGACCTAGACTTATCATCCATACAGTTTGACCCAGCCGACAAAGTAAGTGAGTGGGATAGAACAGAAGAGTTTGTTAAAGAGAAGGGATTTCCTAACGGCAAGATACCTACTGGCCAAGGTAATGCGCGAAACGATAGAGTAATGCGGTACGCCAGCGAAATGATTTTGCTTGGAAACTTCGGGCCGCAACTGCGTGTGCAAGTAAGAGCGTTTATGGACAAGTGGTTTGTAGACCCCTTGCGAGACGTAGAGTTTGAGGAGACTGTTGCAAGCATAGAGCGAGCGGAGCGCCGCAATCACCCAGAAAGATTTGACCCGCAAACTGGTGAGTACATTTACAAAAGGCCAGACCTTGTTGCTATCGACGATGAAAAGAGAGAGCGCAAGCTGGTTACTGTGGCTGATGCACAGCGGCTTGTGGAAGAAGGTAAGAGCCGACAATATTTAATAGAGCCTTGGCTCAGACCAAACACAATCATTCAGATACATGGGTACAGCGGCTCAGGTAAGACAATGTTTTTGCAACATGCGCTTTATGCCATGGCCGCGGGACAAAGGTACTTCGGCCCCTTTGAAATATGGAAGCCAGCGAATGTCCTATACTTGGACTTTGAGTTATCAAGTGGCGACCTTGGTAGACGCATGCTTGATTTAAAGAGTTTGTTTGGTGACGCAGGAGAGCGGTTTCAAGTATGGACGCCATGGCTTGAGCAGGTTGAAATGAATTTGCGAACGGGCGCTGGACTAAATGAACTGGCTGGCTGGATAAACTTTACCAACCCAGACGTTGTGGTAATTGATACCATACGTACAGCGTGGAGTGGTATGAGCGAAAACTCAGCGGACGAGTGGAGCCAAGTAAACCAACTGGCATTACGTCTGAGAAACTCTGGTAAGTCCGTCATCATGCTACACCACTCAAACAAACCTGGCGACGATGGGCTGGGACGTGAAGCTGGTTCAACGAACCAGCTTACGGTTCTTGAAACACAGATACGCATAGCGCAGGTTTATCGTGACGAAGATACAGCAAAACAAAAGGCTGGCATCTGGAACGGTAAGTACGAGCGCCCACCTATCGACTTACTTGAACAGAAACTTACGGACGAATGGTATGTTTCAATGGTTCTTGAGGTTCGTTATGGCAAAGTTAGGGAATGGACAGACCTACATGACCCCATCCAGTTTATTGGCTGGGCGACACACAAGATGACGGGTGAATCTAGGTTAGTGTGTAGCTACTCAACCAAACAGCGCGCCAAAGAAATGGCGTTGAGCGGCAAGCCCCCATCCGAGGTAGCGATGGAACTAAACAGGCCGCTTGATGTTATTAACTCATGGTTAGAAATAGAGGCGATAGATGTATGAAATTATTGATAACGCATACTCCGCGCAGGATAGGGAGCGTATGTTTAACTTTGTACTTGGGAGTAGGTATCAACTCGGATGGGCTGAAAAACATTGGGGTGATGTGAATGGTCAGCGCCGAATTATGTATAGCGCCTACACCCAAGAAGACGCCCAAGAAATGGGTGTATTGCACTGCCATAACAGCGCTCGAATTAATGAACTTATTAGGGGTAGAACGCCAGTCGATAATGTAATCAACCTTGCCGAGCCTTCAAATGTTTTTTGCCCCCACACTCACCCTGAATTAGAAACTTTTATATATTACTGCAATACTAGGTGGAAGCCTGAGTGGGCTGGAGAAACAATAATATATTCGGAGCATGATTATGAAGCTGAACATGCTGTGACTTTTAAGCCTGGTCGTGTTTTGTGGTTAAAGGCAGGGGTCATGCACAGTGTACGTCCGCCCAGTCAGGCTTGCCCAGATTATAGATTTACGTATGCCGCTTTTTTTAAGGCTTGAAATTAAAATAGAATGTAAGTAGAAAGAGCGTCCGAGCGGAGGGCGAGGGTTTGTTGGGAGACTTACCTCGCCTTCCGTATCGGACCAATGTAGGTAATCTTTGTACCTTCCCCGAACACTTCCCTTACTTTTTTAGCCGCATCAAACAACTCAGGCGCTTCTTGTTTCCAAGCGTCTGCTAGTGCTTTCCACTCTTCGTCTGAGAAGTTGCCTCTAGTCTCATTACTCATTGGTGATAGCTTACTCAATTGTAGCTTCGCCCCATTTACAAATTAGCATTGCGTCGGCGTGGTTATCATCGACTGGCTCCATCCAATCAAGTGCGCGCGCGGCGTTAATCATATCTTCTTTTGTTGCTTTACCGCTACCCGTCGCCCATTTTTTTACTGTTGAGACGTTGACTGGTATGAATGGTAGCTCAAAATCATAAGCTATATGCTGTGCTTGCCAGAACAATCCCAGGAGTATGAGACGTGCATTACCCATTAACCCAACTGGAGGTAGCTCACAAACTACATGACTGGTATCTTGCTCTCTTAGAATGGTTCTAATTTCTTCGTCGAACTTAGCGGCCATCTTGCCTCGATGTTTTTCTTTGTTTGCAAGATTTAAGACACCCCCAACCCCGTCGGAGTGCGCCCAACCAGTTTTGGTAGCTAAGTCTAGGCCGAGAAACTTCTTCGTTAAGGCCATTTAAATAACCTTCCGAAAAAAAACCCGCCGAGCGAAGCTAAGGCGGGTCAAGGGAGGGATAAGTATGATTAATTAATAACTAAAACACGAAGAAGTTTTAACATATTCGTTGTGTTTTGTCAAATTTAGTGGCTACGGGTATTGCATAACGCGAACAAATCACAAACAATACGCATACTACATAACCTGAATGTAGTTTAGTGAGGTTCGCATGCCAAAAGTTGTCAATGTTACTGACGACCAGATTGATTGGCTTCGGAAGAACCACGACGCAATGAGTTTGAATGACGTCGCAACACGGATTGGCGTATGTGTTGATACTCTGAAGCGAATACTGGTGCGAGAGGGAATAAGAGAATTTGAAGGTGCGAAGTATGTGGTCGCGCGCAAAGAGAGCGTGGCCATGTGGGAGCGGCCGTGTATGGAGTGTGGTGCTGAAGAGCGCCGCCCCAAAAACTGGTATTACTGTAAGAAATGCAGGGCTTCACGCGGATACGATGACGACTAGGACGACAGATAGCTGTCCTTGCCTCATTGTTGATTAATGAAAACAGCAAACTTTGAAACGCTTGACGACATGCTTGAAGCCTTAGATGAGGTTTCAGATGGCGGACTTGTAGAAAATGTCATACTGATTGCGAAAGTTACAGATGACGAAGACACGGAGAGACTTTTTGTAGGTTGGTCTCCAGACGTATTCGACAACCCTACTGCCGCAGTAGGTAGCATTGAGTTTCTCAAAGCCAGAATATTTGAGCTAGTGAGTATACGTCAACAGGCTCACTGACATGGCAAGGCTACGTAGATGTTGTGTATGCAATGAGCTACTGCCACTCAACTACTTTAGACGTCGCGGCCCTAGCGCTGGAAATAAAGAAGGTAATGTCTACGGTTGCTGTAAAGACTGCAACTCCAAGCGTTCCGCTGAGATTACGTCTCATCATGCTAT